ATCTCTTAAAAATATAGGTTGGTTTAATTGCCAATTATCTCTATTAAAATATTCTTGTAATGAAGTAATACATCTAGTTAAAACATCATTATTATTAAAATTAGGTAATACTATAATTTCAAAATCTATAGCTATGTTTATAATATAAGCATCTCTAATTTCTACACTATCCCCTATCATTCTATATTGAGATAGATAAGTTCTTAAATTTTTCTTTAATGTATCAGATGCTAAAGCAAATTGTCCTAATGAATTTTGGGATAATATAAATAAATTTAAGGTTTCAATTGTTGAAACTTGATCGTCTGTTAATTTTGGTTTTTCAATATAGGCTTTAGCTATAGTTCCATACTCAGGAGGCATACTTAAAGCTCTAACCATATAATCATCTAATGTTACAGATCTTTGTTGAGCAGCAATTTGCATTAAAGTATTCTGTCTAATTTCTTCTATTGTATCTCCTGCTTGACCTCCGTCTGCTGCTATAGGATTATTTGCAGCTAATGTTCCAAATATATAATTAGCTGTGGTTGCATTTAAATTAATACTATTAAATGTAGTATTATCAATATTTAAATTAGTTAAATCACCACTAGGTACATTTGCTTCTACTCCTCCACCTGTTAAATATCTTACGGTTAAAGTAGTACTTGAAGGTGCTATACCATAAGTATTTGTAAATAAAAAGTTAGTAGGAGAGTATGCTGTTGTAAGTTTGTTTTTTTCAAAAGGTAAACCTATACCTATATTATTTGGGTTAGGTGTGATTAGTTCATCAGTATCATTTGGATTACCTGCTCCAAATTGAATTTGTAAATTATTTTCTGTTGTTAAACGAGTAGTAAAACGTCTTTGTACTTTTTTAAGTTGAAGTAAATAAGGTACATCACCTGCATCTTCTACATTGTTAGGATCATTTACATTTGTATTTTTGATATTATTATATATCATTTCTTGACCTAAATAATCTACTTCATACCAAGTATTACCATTACTATCTACTATATCTAATACTCCTATTATATTATCTGCTGTAATATTAATTGTGGGGAATTGAACTGGGTCTCCAAAAGTAAATGTTTGAGTGTTAACATTTGATGAAATAGCTTTTCTAGTTTTTTTAAGTAGGTAATATTGTGGAACTTTACCTGAAATTTGGTATATAGAAATTTCTGTTGGATCTAAGGAACTAGAAAAAGAAAAATCACACTTATCTTCCATTAAAAAATTAGTGGTTGAAGATAAAGTAGAGGCAATTGTACTATTTTCTCCTATGGTTAAAGCATAATCAAAATCAGGAACATAATCTCCTCCTACTAATTTTGAGGGTAATTGTTGAAATAATTCTATAGTAGTTTGAGCCGCCCCTGTAGCTTTAGGTTTATAACCAAACATATAGGCTAGCTCATATAAATTATTAGTTTGTCTAGCAAACTGAGTGAATGTTTCTTGTAATTGATTATCTAAATAAAAAGACATTACATCACTTACATAAGCTGCTTGCTCCATAAACATCATTCCAGGTGATGTTGGAGAAAAATCGTTGTAAGTATTAGGGAAATAAGTTTTAGAAAATTCTATTAACCTAGCCCTAATATCAGAAAAATCTCTATTTAAATATTTTACGTCTCTATTTACAGCCATTATGTAAAGTCTATTTGTAAAGTATCATTAATATTAGTGTTTATTACACTGTAAGTTAAGGATACTGTTATTGTGTTTGTATCTTCATGTTTTAATATTTCTAAATTACCAATTTTAATATTAGGGAAAAATGTAGATAAATCAGATGATATTCTTTCTTCTAAAAAATCTAAATTATTTGTGGTAATTTGTTCAAATATAAATGCTCTTAACCCTCCTCCAAATGTAGGATTTAGAGGTCTTTCTCCGGGGTTGGTTAAAAAGTAATTAATTAAGTTATTTTTAATAGCAGCAGCAGTAGTATAATTAGGTCTAAATACACCAGGAGCATTAAGAGGTAAATCTACTCCTACTGCAGCACTTTTATTAAAGTCTATTGGAAATATTTGTTGTGCTCCAAATGCCATTATCTATTTGTCATTAATCCCATTATTTGGTCCATATTAACTTCTCCTGCAGGTAAACTACCATTTGGGGATGTTGTATCTCCTACTCCTTTTGGGTTAAATGGTTTATTTCCAAACCCTTGAGCATGAGAACTATTCATATTTAATCCTGTCTCACCTATAATATCTAAATAAGATTGTCTTCTATCTATTTGAGATACGGGTGGAGGTGTTGTTGAAGTTATTGTTTTATTCTCTTGAACAGGTTGAGGAGTAGCAACTTTAGGTGCTTTAACTGCCTCTAATAAAACTTCTTTTAATTCCTCTTGTATCGCTTCTCTAACTGCTTCTTTAATTAAGTTTTTAAGTAACTCGGTTTTCATATACTGTTTTTTATAAATATTACGTTATTCTGCTTTTAAATCATTTTGTTGAATATAAAATACTAATTCATCTATTAATATTTGATCATTTGAAGAGAATGACCATTCTCCTTTTAACATTATAATTCCTGCCTTATTTTTAGCTATTGCTCTTCTTCGTTTTAGTTGAACTTCTGTTTTTTCAGTTTCTACACCCATTTCAAACCCATTTACATTAGTTACAACAGGTGATAATTGTTGAGATTGTTCTTGAGTTGCTCTAAGTAAATCATCTGTAAGTTGTTCTTGAGGTAATGCTCCTTCTATAGCACAACCTTGAATTAAACTATCTAATAAAGATAAATAATTTAGTACCCTTTGAAGTAATTGAACTATTATAGTTAAAATTAATAAAGTTGAGGATGATATTAATTTATATTTTCTTAATTCTCTATCTATTTTTTCAATTATAGTAACTGAACTAGGTGGGGCTAAAGGGACTGAAGATGCTGCTATTAAAGCTGGTAGGATTAATTGGGCTGCTGTAATTGTTTTATCTATTATATCTACTCCAATTCTTACTGTGTTTAAAAAACTATAAATATTGTTTAAAGCCTTAGTTAATCTATTTTTTCTTTCAATTAATCTATTTAATTCATCTAAATTAGCAGGACAAGTAGCGTTTAAATCTCCAAACTTTTTACCTAAAGAATTTTTGATATTAGTAATACCAAAAGCAGCTATTAAATTCAGTATTGCAGGTAAAAGAGTATTTACAATTCTTGCTTTAACATTATTTAAAGCTATATTAGTAGCATATGATTGTGGAGATGAAAGAATTTTTTCAGTTTTGATAGCTTGAATTTGTTCATCTTTTAATAATAATTCTTCTCTTTTTTGATTTTGTAAAGATGGTTGAGAAGGTTCTAATTCAATTATACCTAAACTTTGTTTTAAACTTCCATCTTGATTTGTAGTATTTACAGAAGTAGAACTATACCCCCCTGCAGAAATATTTAGGGTGAAGTTTTTATATCGGGTTTGGGTTTCAGTAGTTATAGTGTTATCAGGTTCTACTATTATATAAGTTTCATCTAATTCTACTACTATATTAAAATCTCCATTGGGTTGTGATATAGATTTTTCTTCTTTATTTGTATTAGAAAGTATAATAGCTTCTGAAATGGGTTCTTTAGTACCTTTATCAACTATTTTACCAATAAATCTTTTAGCTTCAACTACAACTTCATTTAATTGCTCACTAATTTCAACTAATTTAACTTCTCCAAAATTAATTTCTTGAGTAGTAAGTGTTACTTGTTTTTCAAAAGATTTACTATCATAACCTACATAAGAAAATTCAAAAGTATAAACTCCTGTTTCTAATTCTTTTGTTCCACCAAAATTACCTTCAATGTTAGTAGAAAAACCCCCAAAATTTTTTCCATTTTTAGAAATTTTAATATTAGTCCCAATGAGTTCTTCATTAGTGTCAAAATCTATAACTTTCCCTATGATATTAATATTGGGCATTATATAGTTTTAGTTTTTGTAGATAAAATATTATCTAAATTATTTTTAATATCAGTTAAAGCTTTCTCTACTCCATCTGCTGTTGTTGAAGTTGGTGCATCTACTACAGCACCTCCACCAGGCCAAGATTGAGTGTATTTTAAAACTTCTACCATTTGGATTAATGATTTTAGAAGAAAATCTAATTCTTGTCTTAATGTTTCTCCTTTAACTAAAGGTTCAGTAGCATCTTTACTTCCTAATTTAATGTCAGTACCTGCATCTATTACAAAACTAGCAGGAGTATCAAAATTAAATCCTTTAACAGCTTCAAAACTTATAGTTCTTTGAGAACTTAATAATATATGGTCTGTTTTGGAATTAAATAATAAACGTCCTGAATTTAGTATGATTTGATTTTCTGTATAAGAATCTGGAGATATAGGAATTTCTTTAGATCTTGGAGTATATGAAAAATATCTTTGACTAGCTACTTTTATTGGAATCTTTTGAGTTGATGTTAAGTAAATTGAAGATAAATCTTTATTTAAATTTTCAGTTATTGAAGTCCAACCTTCATTAGATGAATTAGGATCTTGACCGTTTCTTAAAATTATAATAGGATCTCCATTTTTACCTACATTAGACCAATTGTTTAAAACGGGTGTTGATGAAGGAGGAGTTGTTTGAGTAGATTTGTCTGATGTTGGTTTTGGGTTAGAGGTACTCCCAAATCTTATACTATTACCCCATCTACCTTCATATATTATATCTCCTGCAAAAGGGAGTAATGGGTGGATATTATTTCTTTCTATAAAAGTCTGTTGACTTGGGTTTATAGGACTATTTAGTCTAATACTATTCCCATTAGGAAATAGGGATTCACTATCTGTTTTTCTTACAAAAGATCCTGCTTCTGTTTGAAAATAATCTTTAGTCTCTGATGGAGGGGCTTCTGGTGTTATTGGATTTGGGTAGGCATTATGATGGGGACTATTCCAAACACTTACTATATTAATATAATAATATGATTCACTTGAAGTATTAGATCCCATGTTTTGGTTAGGTAAAGAAAATAATAAAACCAATTCATTTACTAAAGGATAAGCTGATGTTTGAGGGAAAAAAGGTCTTGCTGTGGATGGATTATTTGATCCTTGTAAATCATTCTCTTCAAAAAATATAGTACCTATACTAGACCATCCTCCTTTATTTAAAAATTCAGGATGTTGATCATTTAAAATAATATCCGTAACTCTCCCTACTATCATTTTATCTTTGATAGTAGAAAGCATTGAAACAATCCCTGAAGGGTATTCTAATTTTTTAGATCTTCTGTTAGCCATTATTTATCATCCTCTTCTTTTTTAGGAGGAAGTTGTAAATTATTTATCTCTTTAAGTAGTTGTTCTTTTTCTTCTTCAGAAATACCAAACCCGTTATCTTCATTACCCTCGTTTGCAAATATACGTTGAAAGATTGTAGCAACTTTGATAAGTGCTTCATCATTTTTAATGCCTAATTCCATGTACTCTTTGATAAGTGGTACAATCATTGTAGCATCACCTATATCACTGATTAGTGGTTTTAATTCGTTGATTAATGCTGAAATTTGGTCTTCTTTCTTCTTTTGATTATCGTATATTTCTTTTAGTAAATCTGAGTAGGATTTTTTACCGAATATTTTTTTATCTAAATGACTCATATTTATAAGTTTGTTGTATATAAATATAAGAAACTATACTTTTTCAAACTCTACATAACCACGTTCTAAGAAAGAGATATAATTATCTTTAAATAAATCGTAAAGTCTACCAGCTATTTTTGTAATTTTAGGGGTTTTTACTTCTAGCCCATTAGTAGCCATTATTTCTCTAATATAGATATAGAGTGCTTTTTTATTAAATATTTCTAAATTTTCTCTTTTTCTAAACAACTCTAATATTGCATCAGCTACTTGAGCATCATTACCCTTGGGGAAAAATTCATCAAATCTTTCTTCAACATATTGAACATATTGATCTATGAAAAAGGAAAGTTTATCTGCTACTCTATCATCTTCTAAATTATAAGAATATGTTTCATCCTTATATAAGTCTTCTACAGGAGCTTTTTTAATACGTTTCTTGTAATTTTTTGTATTGTATATAATGAGCCAACGTTTTACTATAGTACCAAAATAAGAGTATGCCTTAGCTCCTTTACTGGGGTCAAATAAATGTATTTTAGAAAGTAAAAATGTGATTATTTCTTGCTGTAGATGTTCTATTTTATCTACTTCTGTATAGTAAAATTTAAAAGTATGGATTATATTTTCTGTAAGTTTAAAAAAGGCATAGTGTATTTCTTCACCATATATTTTACTCTTAGCTTCCATACATTCAGTATTATTATATAATACTATGGCATCTTCTGTCTCTTGAGTAAAGTAATTCCTCGAGTTTTTTTTTCTGCGTCTAGGCATTTTATTTAAGTTCTTTTACTTTGAAATCGTTTAAGATATCTTGAATTTGTTGGATTGATTTGAAAAAATGTCCAACTTCATCATCTGATTTGAATGTTCCCGCTCTGTCTATTTGTTTTAATTTTTTATCTGATGCTTCTATAGTTTTTGAAAGTTTATCTAAATAAGTAAGATATTCAACTAAAACATCCTCTTGTTTTTCATTCTTTCTAAGCAAATTAAAAGTAGTAAATCCAAAAACTACTACTAATACTGATAATACCGATATGGAAACAATTTCTATCATAAGCTATTTAACATATTTTTTAAACCTTCACTTTTAATTGATCCCAATGTTTTTGTCTTCATATTAACATTAGTCTTTTTTGAAGGTGATTTTTGAGGTTGTTCAAATTTATCCAACCATTCTTTTTCAAATTCTACTCTTGCGGCCATCATATCCGCTTGATGTACAATAAATGGAAGAGAAGTTCTTGGTTTGGTTTCTGGCATGTATGATTTTAGATATTTTTCATTTGCTGGGTCATATAAACCATCATGAGTTTGAATTGCCACCATTTCATTAAATGTGTACTTAATATCATGTTCTTGAAGTAAGAATAAACCTCGATCTGGTACAGATGCAAATGCAATTTGTTTATTATGCATATAATCTTCCCCTAATTTATCTTTTCTCCATTGGTCAGTCTGAGGTATATAAGATTCATGTTCACTGTCTCCCATTTTGCCTAGATCATGATTTAAGGCTGAGAATACTAATTCTTCAACAGTGTAATTTTCTTTTGCTCCAAACATTAACCAAACTTTATTTATTTCTAAAGCTGCTTCTATAACTCGATTAACATGATCTACATATCCTCCTGGAAATGCGTTATGATATTCCTTTTTATGTGAAGCAGGCATCATTATTATCCTGTCTTCAAATTTATTGTAAAAATCTAATAACTTTTCCCTTCTAGGATCTGAGATGTAAGTATTGATATAACCTATTAATTTTTCCCAATTTGATTGGATTTGCTCTGCTGATAAGTTCATATTAGTCATTTTCTCTATCTATAATATCTGAAATGTCTTGAACTAATTCTGTTATTTCTCTTTGAGAAGAATTAATTTCTTCACGATTTCCTCCTCTATGGATATGTAAATCTAATGTTTTTAATTTCCCCGATAATGTTTGGAGACGTCTTTGTACTAATTTTTTATTTCTCATATAACTGTTTTATAAAACTATGGTGGGGTTATCCTTAACCCCTTTATTTTCAACTTATCCCTTTTTCTTTATTCTCGGTTTTCTTTACTTATCTTACCTTTCTCTTCAAACCCGTGATATAAATGTATGGAATAAAAATTACGCCTCCAAATTATTTTTAAGAAACTTTTGTATTTTTGTGAGAAGAGCGCATTTTTCGTATTCTTCTATAGATTCGAAGAATTTTATTGACATTTCTAATGCTTCTCCTAATAATTCTTCATCCTGAATTTTAAGACAATCTTGCCAAATTTCTTTATCTAAATCTACAGTTTCAATATAACCCCAACCTCTAAAAAAAGCCATATGTTCACCTGCTTCTTCTAAATCTGTAAAATCCCCTAATTCAGGGTCAGAGTTTTGAAACATTTTAACAAGTTTCTTTTGGAAGTTTAAATGGTTAATTATGATTTTTTGGAACATTTTTATTTGATAAGTTGGGGTAGTTCTAAACTCATCAAACCCTAACATACCTTCTACCTCCTCCTCAGTAGGTTCTGGGTAGTTTCTATCGGGATCGTTTTTCCCAAATAGTCCAAATATTTTGTTGATGTCCATTTATTATAAATATATAAAAAGAAAAATAGTGGGGCACGTTAGTTTAAATTATACTTATGTAAAACTGAATATTGGAATCTATCATTTTTCTTTTCATCAATCAAATCAGCAAGAATGTCTTTAAGAGCTTGAGTATAACCTTGCATCCATTTTAATTCACCCATAGTGTATTCCTTAGATGGTTCTTCAAGTTCTCTTACATTGTATATGATAGCTTTTTCTAATATGTCTATATAATTGTCTAACATTGTATATTTGACAATAAATATTTAAAGTATCTTAAAAAGCGTAATATATAATTTGCGTATGACCCTAATATTACGTATATTTATTGACATGAAACATTTAATAACAATAATTGGAATATTTTTATCATTAACTTTATCTTCTCAAAATATATTTTTTGAGTATGATATTAAGGAACCTACTAAAGTCTACCATGAAAATGGAGAATTAAAAGAAATTGGATTAATAAGTGAAGGAAAAAGAGTTGGAAAATGGATTTTCTACTCAGAAGAGGGAGTAAAATTAGCCCAATGTTGTTTTAATGACATGGGTCAAAAACATGGAGAATGGTTAATCTATGATAATAATTCCAAACTCAGAGCGAAGATGCTCTATAAAAATGGGATCAGAAAAGGAAAATGGGAAATCTATGATAAGCATGGTAAATTAACTATTCGGAAATATTACTAATACCTTCCCAATCTTTTATATCTTCTAAATAATTAAAAGTAGTATCAATTGAACTTTGGTAATCCTTATAATTTAAGGGTTGACTTATAGTTTCATACTTTTGACATGATACAAAACCTAAAATTGAAATAAAAATAAACTTTTTCATATATTGCTTTTTGTGGCAAATATATAGGAAAAATATTAAAATCGTATATTAAATATTACTTAGATATGTCTTTTTTAGTATTAGTAGCATCATCATTGATTGAATTTAAACAATGATCTTCATCAATTCTATCTAACACCCATCGAAGCGCATCTCCTAGCAGAGTTAGCGTTTTATCTCGCTGATTTTTACCTAATACTGATGATATAGTTTCTTTAGGATTACCAAATTTATATCCACCATCTGTTATAAAAACAGCATTCCAAAATTCAGCCCCTACTACATTAGCAAATATGTCAATTTCACGGGCAGTTCTAAAAAACCAAACAGCTAGCATTTTCTTATTACCTGTAAAAATATACTTTAAAATCATAAAACATATAATAACAGGTAGTAATAAATAAAGCAGAGTTGTTGCGATAATTAAAACTAATAATTCAATCATTTTTTCTCTATTTAAAAATAGACCTTAAAAAAATTATAAATGAAATAGGCCAAATAACCATACCTATTAATATTTCAACTACACCTAATCTTAACCTATATTCTTCAATTACAACTTTATCATTTAAAATTTGGAGAATAAACATCCATGTACACCCTAGTAAAAGATAAATTGTGAGAAAGCTCATATAATATTACCCTTTATTGTGGGTTCTGTTATAAATATAATCTATTTCCTAAATTCTTCAGAAAGCTGTTCAAGCATTACTCTATATTCAGCTTTTTCTAGTTTTGTTAAAGAAGAATACCATTCTAGGAATTCTCCTCCTTTAACCTTTAATAATTCTTTTTTTATATCTCTAGCCATTATATATAATTTTTTCCAAGTTTAACAATTGTTTCTTGAGCTTCATCAAGTGGTATATCAAAAAATTCCCTTTGTTGATTTACGCGGTAAATTTCTAATTCACGGTGTACTTCTTGTTCTAATTGCTCACCATTAAAACATTGAAATGCCCATTCTACTTTATAGGGTAAAGCTACACCTGTAGAAGCACTTATTTGTTTAGCCCTAACTTCAGGCTCATTTTTTGTATAACCTATTTTAAGCATATTAGGTAATGATGGATTTGATAGTATATAAACCCATTGATCTCCTTTACCTCTATTTGAATAAATATCTTTACGTCTGGATGTGTAATATGTTATTTTATCCCACCCGTCTTCATCTTCAGTAATAGTGTAAAATCTAATAGGAGAATCAATTAAATCATCATCCTTGCTAATATATATTGAAGCTTTCTCTTCAGTAATTTTTTTAATAGAACCTTTCATTTTAAAACCTTATTTTTTGTGAACGTAAATTTCTCATATTTAATACTTCTGAGGGAACAATTTTTTCTGTATTTTTAAATTCTACTTCTCTATTAGTACCATAAGCATATAGAGGACCTTCATAAATTTCTTTTTGTATTCTACGTTTTCCATCCCATGAACGAAAATCAATACAAGTTACTCTATGCCATCTTTTAGATACTGGTAAGAATACTTCAAGTACTTTGGCTTCGTTAAAGGGATATATTAACTTCTCAACGTTTCCTGTTTTTTCCATTATATTATTATAACTTTTATTTGATTTGAAATTGTTTTTTGAGGTGTAATACCGTTTTTTCCATGATATTCTATTCCTCCTTCAGTATTAAATA